CTAGTTAAGTTTGTAGCGTTCAGGATTGTAAGGTTTTTGGGTTTTATGGACGTAGTAAGACACGACAAGCAGCTTACGCATGAGCGCACCTAATATCAGCATCTTTGGTTTGTTCTTGGCTTTCAAACGTCTAACGAAATCGGGAAAGTAACTCCTGTTGAGCGCAACCATAGCAGGCATGAACAGAGCTGATTTTAGCCGTCTGTTTCCGTAACGTGTCATGCTTGAACGACCTTTTACGCTGGTTCCTGATTCTTTTTGTTGCGGATTCAAGCCGGCAAAGGCGGTGAATTGATTAGCGGTTTTAAAGTCGCCACTAAGTAAATAGTTTGTGAGTATAGCAGCTGTTAATTTGCCAATGGCCGGAATGGTTTGCAGACGATCTGAAACAGCTTTCAAGTCTTGATTGCTATTTGTGATTGCCTGTATTTCTGCTTCGACTTGCTGAATGTGTTGATCCAATTCTTGGATTTGAGCTTGATGGATTTTTCGAACAAATTCGTCTTTAGCTACTTTCAGCCTGTTCTTTTGTGCTGTCTTTTGGGTTTTAAGCTGTTCGTACAGAGCCAATAAGCGTTTCAAGCGGTAGTGACCTATGCTTATTTTTTGCCGAGCGGGTAAGTCTTTGAGCATGGCCGTATGACAATATTCGGCAATAAGCCTTGCATCTTGTTTGTCTGTTTTTGTGCGATGAAAGCGGCTTTTGCCGTATTCGCTGATTTTGTATGGGTTGATAACGGATACGGTGTAAAACTGGCCGATATAGTCGGCAACGTCTTCAAAGTAATTGCCGGTTGCTTCCATGCAGATATGTAATTCACAGCCAAAACCGTCAAGCCAGGCTTTGAAGCTTTCAAAGCCATTGATGCTGTTATCAAACAGGGCTTGCTTATATTGACCGTTGACAATAGCGGCAGCGTCAAAGGTGTTTTGCGATATATCTAAACCGACAGCGTTTCTCATAATTTCCCTTACTATGCAGATTCACACTTTTGTGTGTTCTTTGATGCTACTCAATTTTCAGACAACAAAAAAACGCCCTCTTCATCTTTTCTACAGTCTGATGACTTAGGCCGTTTCAAGATGGGCGTTTTTCGGTTCGGGTAGCTAATCCGAACCTGTAAGCCGTCTAAATCAAAGGGCTTACAGCTTCAGATAGTTATCCTAGTATTCAAGTAGCGGGCGTTCCCGCACCCCGTGCTACTTTTTACCATATTGATTCCGCCTTTAGGGCTACATCAACACAGTAAAAAGCAGCTTGATTAATTAGATCCGACAGTCCCTCCACGTTGCTGGAATTGTTCCCCTGCCTCTATATAACCATCATACATTAAGTTTTGTGGAGATTTTCCGCCAAGTTCTAAAACTTGACTATTGTCATTGGATTTTGCTTGGTTTTGGGGCTGTGTTGCCTGGGTAGTTTGGGTTTTATCTTTGTAAGGATTAAACGGCATGCCGTTTTTGACGTAGTCTTTACACATTGTCTTAGTCACTTCTTTCAACGGCGTGCCTTGGTCGCTATAACAGGTACAGCCACTATTACCACCTTCGACGCAACCGGCAATATACTCAAATGTTTTGACTTGGCGTACATTGTCATAAAGCGGTTTGGATTCTGGTTTTTCGGCCAACTTTGGAATAAAGTCTGTCGGTTTTAGACTGTTATCAATTTTGGCCGTTGACTCGGTTTCTGTTGGTAATTCCATTTGCGACTGACTGGCGGCTGCTTCCTGTGTTTCGACCTGTTCTTGTTGGCCAGTGCCTTGCTGATAGATTTGATAAACGTTATAGCCTTTCCAAGCCATGAAAGCAAATATACCTATCAAAGCCCAAACAGCAAGCGGAATGTTCTTTTTAAACTTCTGATGCTGGCTGGATGATTTGTAATATTTAAACGCTTCTTTTGGCGGCTTCCAGCTTGATGATTCAACGCCTGTTACTGCGGCAGGATTATCTAGGCTGGTAACGCATTTGTACCAGGTATATTGCTTCATACCTACTGCTTTACGCTCAAGGTGCGTATGTTTTGATACGAGATTACGGACAAATACGTCAAGCTGACTAGGGTGTTGGGTCATCAAGATAACTGTATGGCCGTGATGGCGCAGTTCGGTTAATTCTTGGATATAGGGAGGAACGGGGCGACCGGCAGCACGAACAGGATAGGTATAGTGCGCTTCATCGACAATCAAGACGGCGCCTTGCGGAATAATATCGCGCAACGGTGCGGACATGATTTCTTCTTCAGTGAGTTCATGCGCATTAAATTTACGTTTATCCAAGCCGTCGATATGGCAGAAATAAAGCGGACGATCTACTTCCGTACCGTCTTCAAGCTTCATTTTAAATAAGCCGTCTTCGTTATTGAGAATCATGGAAACGACACGTGAAGTCTTGCCAGTACCCATGTTCCCTGTAAACAAATAAATCATAACGCTACCTTGGCATAATAAAAGTTAATTTATTCAATGTATTCATCCCAATATAAAAACTGAATGCGCCGAATAAATAACCGAGACCTTGGCCAAAACCACCTATTAAAAGTAAATTAAGAATATCAGAAGGCATAGAATTTATGGCATTCAAGGTGTAATCTTTAAATTTATTTAGCGCAATAATATAGCCTGCATATGTTACAAACGTCATGCCAGTAGCAATAATTATTCTGACAATTAGCATTTTGAGCAAAATTGCCAATAAAGGTATAAGACCTGCAAGTAATGGCATAATTACCTCTTATTTTCTCAAAGACCCGAAAACAATAAACGCGGACATGATGATGAATCCGAGCAGAACGGCAAAACGGACTTTTTCCATGAAAACGCAGAGCGGTTCATAGCTGATTTGTACCGGTTTTCCCCAAATGTTGAAACTTTTGGGTTGAGGACAAACGCCATTTGGCGGTAGGAAATCGTCTGACGACCATGTCCTATCATCGGTAGTTTGAGGAATACTTATAGCGTCAAACATTCCCTCTTCAGGCTTGCCCATTTTGTCACAAGCTAAAATGTCTGGGAAAAAATCACAAAGTAAGCCTTTTGATTCTTCTTTCTTGTCATCTTTTTTATCTTTTTTTCTTTTATCTTTATCAGATGGATCGTCATCCGGATCAGGTTTATCATCTGGACTTTTATCAGGCTTATCATCGGAATCGGGTTTATCATCAGGTTTTTTATCGGGCTTTCCATCAGGATTAGGCGCAGGATCTGGATCAGGCTTTGTATTGGGTGCTTCAGATCCGCCCGGTGTCAAATCAGGACGCTGAGTAGTTGCGACATTTGCCGTTGTATTGCCGTTTGAATCTTGGCCGAATGTAATGGTAATTTGAACCGGTTTGCCGTTTTCGGGGGTAACAGGGCCAATGGTTACAACTGTACCGGCAGGGACTTTGATATTTTCTTTATATTCGGGTTTCCCTAAACCTTCTACAAAAGGCGTTGGGTTACCGTCAATTATAGATGTAGCAATTTTTAAAAATTCATCCTCTTCTAAAGTTTTCGTCAACTCTTTATTTTGAAAATAATATCCGTACCTGGATGGTCTACTCGTTTCACATGACACGCCGTCAAGCCAAAAGCAATATTTAAAATAAAGGTCAGGCTCGTTAGGTTTTACTACATTATCAAAATATTTTTTAAATTCTGATTCAACTTGCATTACTAACAATTCTTGAGCTTGTTTTTCACTAACACCGCCTTTACTTAATGCTCGCATAACAGATGAATCAACCCCTACACATGAATCCTTGTCAATCGTACATAAAGCATTTTTATAAACTTTTAAATACTCGTTGCTTACATCATTGTATTCATATCCAGCAGATTCAAGAGACGGATTAACGGCCTGATAGGCATCATAAGCATATGAAGCAGCACCAACATAAGGAGCAGCTTTTAAAGCAAGTTTTGCGCCTGCTTTTACCAGGCCAAACGCGCCCGAAAGGACGGCTTTGCGGGATACTCTGGCTTCTAACGTTACGGGGACAGTTGAGGCAGAGCGGAGACCGGTGGAGGCTTCACGGACGTGAAGTGATTTGTCGAATCTAGACTGATACTCTTGATCAATTCCACCACCAATAATTTTCCAAGGTCTGAAACCATTTTCATTAAATTTTTCAGTCAAAGGATAGGCTAATTTACCGTTTCTAACTTGCAAATCACCAGCAAAAGATTCAAAGCTCAAACCTAATAGAAAAATTATTGTCAAAACCCGTAACATTTATTTCACCATTTCCAATAGTGAAAACTGAATTATCTTTAAATAAAACTTCAAAACATGCCTTATTGAAATTTATTCTATTGAAAAAATTCTGACATTTATCTAAAGAGAATTTTTTCAAATATCCAGTTTCTTCTAAATATGAATAAAATACAAAAGATAAAGGTTTTTCTAAATAGAATTTAGATAATTCATCTAATTCAAATTCAGTTATATAGAAAAAATCCTTTTTATTCTTTTCTAACATAATCCTAACTTTCGTAATTGTTGCTGAAAGTTAGATTATATCGCTTCTTCATTAAAACGAACCATAACCACTTGCTATCATGTCTTCAACCGTACTATCTTCGGGCATAAGACCGGCATCAATCAGGAAATTCAAATAATCCTGATGTTCGTCATAACCATCCGACCAAACCCTTTCCATATACTCTTCATGCGTTTCGTGATCGGGGTCGGGTTCCATAAAGTCACCGAAGCCATAATCTGCCCCGCCATAACTAGCCCCTTGTTCATACTCAAAATCATCTTCCATATCACTACCTATTTAAAAATCATCCAGCCCACCACGACCGGAACAAATACGCCGAGATAGAAATAAAAATCCATCATTTGAGAACACTTTTTAAAACGGATACGAAATACACAGCGGCCATCACGCCGAACAAAAGCCAGCCTGTTTCCAAACCGCTTTTCAGATTGTCACTTGGATCGCATTTGGGTAAATCGGCTTTAATCGTCTGTCCGTTCAGTTTCCATACTGTGCCGTTGTACTCAGGTTTGATGATTTTGCCGTCTTGGGTTATTTGAGGTACTACCAAGCTGAAATAGACGTTTTCAGCTTGGCTTTGCTCAAGACATTTATTCCCGACTTGGTAGTACATCTTAATTACCTTTTATCGCAACAAGCGTTTCACGATGGCAATTACGAACAGGGCAGCAAAAACGCCAACTACCAACCAACCTGCCTCGAGGCCGTCAGTTTTTGCGGCTTCAATGGATGATTTTGCACCTTCATCAAGAGCGGCATAGGCTTGTGTAGCCAAAGCCAGAGGAGCAGCGGCAACAACGGCCAGTTTTGCGCCGTATTTACGGCAAGTGTTCATCAATTTCATGATGTTTTTCCTTTTAAAAGTGTTTGGCGGAAATAATGATGTTTTTTCCAGCGACCGCCGAACGCTGAAAATCAGTCTTTCAAAAATCCGAATACGACAAATTCATATTGATTGCCGATTTCTTCCAAACCTGCGTTAACAGCTTCTTCAAAATCAAAGAAATAATCTGCATTCGTGATTAATTTGGTATGTCCGATGTCGCCCGTTTCAGGGGAAAGATACAGAAAGTCCCCAGTTGATACGGACTGGACAACATAGACTTTCTGCATTCAATCAGCCTTTCTTAACGGGTTGAAAACCGATAACTTTCAGTTTTTGGGTTTTGCCCGTAGTAACGATTTCTACGTTGAGGTTTGCTTCGATCGGAAATTGGGCGTTTCGGAACTGCTCGAAGTTGGCAGAGCCGCCGAAATCGTATTCAGTAGTAGAGCTGCCCAATGCGTTACCTTGGGAGCTGTCTAAGGGTGTAGCGACAATCAGTCGGCAATAATCAAAGTTCTTGCCTTCGATTTGTCCGTTGAACTTTTTAACGCCAACGATGTGGCCTTGAAGTTGGATGTTCATTTTTTGGTTTCCTTGTGTGATTAAACGTCTTTGCAGGCAGACGCTTTAAGCCCATGAAATCGGTAGTCTTACGAATTTGTCGTAGATGAAGTTATTGAAGCTTTCTTCATTGGTGACGTGTTTTTGCTGTTCAAGCTGTTTTTCCAAACTTACGTAATATTCGTACATGTCGTAAGGGTCTTTATACGGTTTGAATGCTGGCTGATTATGAATGGCTTGTGCTTTCAAAAACGCGCAGTCATATGCTTCGGGAGCTAAAGACTTGGGCAACTTGTGATGATTCGGCTCAATCAGTTCAAACAGTTTGGCTTTGTCCAATTCAGGAAAAATGAACTTCAGACCGTTGGCCGCACGTCCGAACTGTTTTTTAACCCATTCAAGATAACGATCGGCTGAAATGACTTTGTCTTCTTTAACCGCATGTATGCGCCTTGCCTTTTGGGCGAAGCGTTCGCAAATCGGATATGCGCCGCCGAAATATTCGCCCGGATTCTGCAAAACTTCGAAAGGGATAACGATGTCTTTCGCTTTGAATTCAATTTCGAAACGCGTCCATGTGCTTGTTTTATCACCCAACTGCTTGCCTTTTTCATAGACGCGGACGTATTTGGACGATTCACGAGAGCCGATACCGTAGGTCTTGCCTTTTGTCATTTTGGATTCATCGTCTTCTTCCCAGTCAGATCCCAAACATTCGCCTTTAGGTTTGACGTGATGGCAGGTAAACAGACCTTTATTACGGTCTTCACGGGCTTGGTTCGGGCTGTATTCGCCGTTGAAAAAGTCTTTGGCTACGTCAACGCGAGTAATTTTTGGGCGTATTGCGTTGGTCAGGAATGCGAAAAGTCGGGATTCCCAGCCTTCTTTTGCTACGCCGCAACCTGTGCCGGTCAGTTCGAAAAGGATGGTATTTTGCTGGCCGCCAAAATGGACGCGACCGTACAAGGCATCTTCCGAACCCATCAACCAGCAACGCTCATAAAAACGACCGCCCGAACCTTTGGACTCTTTGTAGATACCGAAACCGAAAACTTCTTCAGCAAGCATGGATGCGGCACGGATGAAATCTTCGTCTTCCAACAGACTGACTCTGACACCGTATTTGTCGAAAAAGGTTTTTTCATGAAATGAAAAGCTGATTTGGTCTATAAAGGCGGAATCGGATACACCGCGACGGAGCGGAACACCTAACAGGTTGCCTTTGCCGTCCAAGATATAGGTTTCATAACATTCAAAGGCTTCTTGAAATGCACCGGAATCCTCGGTTTCTGTACCCCCCCTGTTAGATGAGGGGGGAGCCATCGGCGCGCGGGGCTCCGCCTCTGGCGGGGCGCTTGGGGCTCCATCCGCCAC